ATATCTATAATGACAAAACTTGCGGATGCTAAGTATCGTTACGGATTTACAGGAACTCTTGACGGAACGCAGACACATAAGTGGGTTTTAGAAGGTTTATTTGGTCCTTCTTATAAAATTATTAAGACAGAAGAGTTAATGAAGAAGGGTCATGTTGCGACTTTGGACATTAACGTGCTTCTATTGAAACACTCACCGAATAAATTTGAGACATTTGAAGATGAAATACAATATATCATTGGTCATAATCGGAGAAATAACTTTATCAAAAACCTCGCACTAGATTTATCTGGTAACACTTTAATACTTTATAGTCGTGTTGAGGCACACGGACAACCATTATTTGATCTCATAAATAAAAGTAAGTCTGATAATCGTCAGGTTTTCTTTGTACATGGTGGTGTAGAAACCGAAGACAGAGAGAATGTTCGTGCAATCACTGAACGTGAAAACAATGCTATAATCGTTGCATCATATGGAACTTTCTCCACAGGAATTAACATTAAAAATCTACACAACGTTATTTTTGCTAGTCCTTCTAAATCAAGAATTCGGAATCTTCAATCTATCGGAAGAGTCCTAAGAAAGGGAGATCGTAAACTTAAAGCAACATTGTATGACATTGCTGACGATATAAGTTATAATAAGAGAAAGAATTACACATTAAATCACTTGATTGAAAGAATCAAAATCTATAATCAAGAAAACTTTAATTATGATATAGTCAACATACCTCTAAAAAACTGATGGGAGAAGAATTTATTGCTGTTATTAAATTAGTTTCTGGAGAAGAAATTCTCGCATCAGTCTGCATTGATGAAACTGGTGATGAACCGATTATAATTGCACATCATCCTGTAACCATGAAAATGATTAGTAATGGGTTATATGTAAAGATCAAACCTTGGATGGAACTAGCAGACGATGATATGTTTATTTTCCGTCCAGATAAAATTATTACTATGACTGAAATAAAAGATACTAAAGTTATTAAAATATATGAACGATATGTCGAAGAAGAAAGTGGTGACTTTGATGTAAATAAACTTCAAGCTGGTGGAGAAGTTAAACCAGATCAAAAAATGGGTTATGTTTCAAGCGTCGAGGATGCTCGTAAAAAACTTGAAGAAGATTGGAAGAGACCTTTTAATACTAATAAAGAAAGCTAATATCTCCCTTTCAACCCTTACAGAGTTATTGTACACATATTTTAAGGACTTGTCAAGTATTCAAAATATGCTATAATAAATGTTAGTTAAGACAGACAAAACAAATGCCTAGAAAGAAGTCTGAACATTATGTAAACAACAAAGAGCTCTTAGAGGCATTGATTGTCTACCGAGGGAAGGTTGCCCATGCAAAAGAAAATGATCTACCTAAACCAAGAATTACAAACTATCTTGGAGAGTGCTTCCTTAAGATAGCAACTCATCTATCATATAAACCAAACTTTGTAAACTACATGTTCCGTGATGATATGATATCAGATGGGATTGAAAACTGCGTTCAATACATACATAATTTCGATCCAGAGAAGTCTCGTAATCCTTTTGCATACTTTACACAGATTATACACTATGCCTTTCTCAGACGCATACAGAAGGAAAAGAAACAATTAGATATTAAAACAAAGATTATTGAGAGAAGTGGATTTGATGAAGTAATGAATGTAGATGATAATGCAATGTCAGGTAGTAGTTCTGACTATAATACAATTAAAGATAATATCGCATACAAATCAAATAATAGATGAAGATAGCAATTATAACCGATACTCATTTCGGTGCAAGAAAAGGTTCTAAGCATCTTCATGAGTATTTTGAAAAATTCTTTACTAATATATTCTTTCCTGAGTTAGAGAAAAATAATATTGATACTATCATTCATATGGGTGATATATTTGATGGTCGTAAATCAATTGACTATTATAGTTTGCAGTGGTCAAAGAGAGTTGTATTTGAACCATTGAAAAAGTATAAAGTATATTCAATCGCAGGTAATCACGATTGCTATTATAAAAATACAAATGAAATCAACTCACCAGAGTTGTTATTGCAAAACTATCCAAACATAGTCACACATTCAAGTCCAACTGAGATTGAGGTGGATGGATTAAATATTCTCCTTTTACCTTGGATTAACGTAGAGAACTATGATGAAAGTAAAAAAGCAATAGATGAGTCCACTAGTAAAGTTGCGATGGGTCATTTAGAGATTAATGGATTTAGAGCTACCCGTGGACATATGATGGAAAATGGTATGGATACAAGTGTCTTTGATAAGTTCGATGCAGTATACTCAGGTCATTTTCATACTAGGTCTACAAATGGTAAGATACATTATCTTGGTAATCCATATGAAATGTTTTGGAATGATGTGAATGATACCAGAGGTTTTCACTTCTTTGATACAGAAACTTGTATTCATACCCCTGTTAATAATCCATATCAACTATTTCATAACATTTATTATGAGGATACTCCATATCAATTGTTTGATGCAAGTTCTTATAAGGGTAAAATAGTTAAGGTTATCGTTCGTAAAAAATCAAATCCAAAAGAATTTGAAAAATTTATTGATAAGTTATATGGTGTCGGTGTAGAAGATTTAAAGATCATTGAAAACTTTGACATACAGGTTGGAGATGAGTTTGATATTGATGAAGATGAGAATACACTTTCAATTTTAAATAGATATATTGATGATAGTGATTTTGAATACGATAAAAATATTATTAAAAATATCTTTAAAGATCTTTATAGACAAGCCTGCGAGGTAGAGTAATGTACATCCTCACATTAAAAACTAGAAAAGATGATGGTGCCTATGCTGTTCAAGATAAGCATGGAGATAAAGTCTTGTTTCTATTTGAAGAGGAGGATGATGCTGATAGATATGCAATGATGCTTGAGGATGATGAAAAGTATGAAAAAGAAATGGCAGTTGTAGAAGTTGACGATGAGCTTGCCATAAAGACATGTAAGATGTATAATTATAAGTATACTGTGATTACACCTGACGACTTTGTAATACCCCCTAAGAATGATAACGTTTCAAAAGATTAAGTGGAAAAATTTTCTCTCAACAGGAGATCATTGGAGTGAGATAGATTTTCAAGGACACACTACTAACCTAGTTGTGGGAACTAATGGTTCTGGTAAATCCACAATGTTGGATGCCTTGACATTTGCTCTGTTCAATAAACCATTTCGTAAGATCAATAAGTCTCAACTTGTGAATGCCACAAATGAAAAAGATTGTGTAGTAGAGGTTGAGTTTTCTGTCAATAGCAAAGATTATCTTGTCCGAAGATCTATCAAACCAAATAAGTTTGATATTGAAGTTAATGGAACATTAATGCATAAGGAATCAGATGATAGATTAAATCAAAAGATATTAGAGGAGAATATATTAAAGGTAAATTATAAATCTTTTACTCAAATCGTTATACTAGGAAGTAGTAGTTTTGTTCCTTTTATGCAGTTGTCTACAAGTAATCGTAGAGATGTGATTGAAGATTTACTTGATATTCGTATCTTCTCTGCGATGAATAATCTTATCAAAGAAAAGATTCGTACAGAGAAAGAAAAAATAAGAGCATTAGATTTAAAGAGAGATAATATTAAAGATAAAATATCCATGCAGGAAAATTTTATCAAAGAGTTGGAGGAGCAGGGAAAAACTAATATTGCAGAGAACGAAAAGAAAAGAGATAAGTTAGGTGATGAGATCTGTGTTCTTTCCACACAAAATGAAGACTTAGATTTAGAAGTAACTGGTCTCATAGAAGATCAGGAAAAGGTAACTGGTGCTAGTGAAAAATTGTTAAAACTTAATAATTTGAAAGGTAAAATATCTAATAAAGTAGCAACGCTTACAAAAGAGCACAAGTTTTTTACAGGTAATAGGGTTTGCCCTACCTGCACACAGGATATAAAAGAAGAGTTTCGCTTAAATAAAATCGGTGACGTTGAAACAAAGGCATCGGAACTCAGAAAAGGATA